GTATCAATATGATCACCAAGCTTTTCGAGTTTAGTATCACCTTTGTAAAGATCAGCCAGGTATTTGTTTGTTCCATATTCAAGGAACGGCTTACCAGTTTCTTTCCATTCTTTAAGGTTCTCTTGGTATAGTTTAAACGATACAAATACTTCGCGTACTTGCCAATCATCGTTTCCAAGAAGCGCGTCAGGTCTTGCTTTGAGTGCATACAGCGCGTCAAAAGCGTGGTGACTGAAAGATTTTACAGATGAGAGGTACACAATAACTTTATCATAGGCAGTTAGATTCTCACCAATACTCACAGGTCTTTGCTCAATCTCGTGTCCCATAGCTTCGAGGCATCGGATAAGCGAATAGTGTGAATTAAGGATCTTGAGTTCTTTACCTAGAAAATAATCACGTGTACATTGCTCTTTGTTAAAGCCAGTGATTAAGATTTTCATTCAATTTCTCCATAATTATCAAAAGAAGCTACTCAGGGAAGCTTCGTCATTATTATCTATTATAACACATTCTATAGTTTTTGTCAACACTTTTTCAATGTTTTTCTTCCAAGCCCATAAGCTGTGTTTTGCTTTGGTCCTTTCAGAGATGTCTTGTCTCTCTGTAAAGGTTAACTTGTTTAAAGATCGAACAATATCAGCAAGGTCTTCGCCTTTAATAGTTGATCGTACTTTGATTATATCTTTATTTATGACCGGGATCGACTCGGATGCATGGGAGTCAGTTGTGTTCGTTACAAGTATAGTAGGTAGACCATGAGCAAGTGCTTCAAGAGCAGTAATACCCCAAGTCTCTACAGGACATGTTGACACATAGCAACCAGCTTGAGCCATATAAGTCATAACTTGATCGTAAGGTAAGTTACGCAATACTTCGTTTGGACGTTCCCATTTGGTATTGTCTTCGTAGTATTTAAGATGTTCACCATACAATAATTCAGATACGTGAGATGTCAATACGATATTATGTAATCCAGAGCCGTCAAGTTTCTTGGGCATCCAAAATGGATTTTTTGTTTTATCTGTACGACCGATCGTTACTGCATCATAAGTTTTTTCAAGTACCTTCTCATCACCACTACAAAAGGCTGAATTAATAAAATCGACAATAGGCAATGGTTTCTTTTCTATTCGTTGACTTAATTTATCCATACCGAGATGTTGATGTTTAGATACAAACGCAACTACTCCACCCTTTTCTTGGAACTCATGCATTTGTTGCATATGACCAATTTTAGAAATACCACCAGCAGCGGTATGACTAATCCATAATATAGGTGTATTAGTTTTTGCTTGTAATCTAGTAGTAAGTGGTGCGTTATCATAATTTACAATAACAACATCTGGTGAGTAAGTATCAATAGCAGCAGTGATTTTATCAGTCACTCTACGCTTCTTTCGATCTTCATCTGTAAAATGTACAGGTATCACATCGTCAAAATTTTGATAAATTAACTGTGCGAAACGCTCTACACCACCAATAACAACAGAGTCTGTAATCTCAATATTGTTTCTTGTAAAGTATGGTAGAAGTATTCTCATTGTTCAGGTAGTTCTCACTGGTACATTATAAAGGTGTGTTTATATATTATATTATTTATGAAGTTCTGACACCGTAGGTCCTTGTAGGAACTCTGTGGTGACTCCAGCTTCAAGAAATAGATTAAAAGATTTAGAAAATGAAGCGACCCATTTCTCTGGAATTTCTCCAGCAGTTGCCATTACAACTCTTTTAACACCAACTTGAATGATCCCTCTTGCACAATCGTTGCACACAGGTAATCCCCAAACATAAATGGTAGAATCTTTTAAAGAGATACCATTGTATGTAGCGTTATAGATAGCATTCATTTCTGCGTGAATTACTGTTTCGTATTTCACTTCTTTATCTTCGTATCTCTCTGGTGTGTCGGCTATTCCTTTTGGAAAACCGTTATAACCAGTAGCTAATACTCTACGTTCGTCGTTTACAATCACTGCACCAATCTGTGTACTTGGATCTTTTGACCAAGTAGCTACTTCTCTAGCTAGTCTTGTAAATCTTTGGTCCCATTTATTTACCTGCATTAATTAACGCCTCAACTTGGTCAAAGTGTCTTTCGTATACATGAAAGTTGGTTGCTGTCCAGATTAGATCACCTGCTTCAATGTCTAGATCTTCAGCGAGTTGTGATTGAACATACTTAGCCCAAGCGTAATCATTGTTATAACCGAAGACAGCATCATTAGATCGCATCACATAGTGTGAGATAAGTTTATTATCTCGGATCATAAATGTATTACTGAAAGTACACATAAAGTCGTTCATACCATCACGGTTGAAGTCAAGATGCATACTTGGTCGGTTATAAATCATTGAAGCACGACGGCTGTTAGGATTAGATTTTAACTCACGAAGTACGTGTTTATACTGATGGCCATTCTCTTCTGAATAGATACACCAACCATAATTTGAATTGATCTTACCTTCATCAGAAGATATATCTTTCCATATTTGTGGTGTCTCTCCAGGAATGTCGTCAACATATAACGATTCTGATTTGTACCAATCTAATTCACGTTCAATATACTTGTACGCAGGTTTACGAATTACGTAGTCTTCATCGGCAAGAAACGATTCACCAAAGACTTCGATAGTTTTTGCACCAGTACGATCAACAGTAAAATCTTCAAGAAGATACTTGTTCATAATGATGTTACGAATGTCTTGGACTTGTTTCATTAGATAGATTCCAGTAATGCTTCCATGTCTTCAACTTCAGTTACTACTGAACTGATGTTCTGCCTGTGAAATACTCTTGCAGCTTTACGTAGTGTTCCCTTTGGAATATCTACATCTTCTGCCAAAGCTTCGATAGCGTCTTTTTGGAAAGAGCGTTCACCTTCGATTCTAACAAATGAATTGCTGATCTCTTCGAATGCTCCACGGATGCGTTTTCTGTCTTCTTCGCTTGAAGGTATAATAATGTTACTCATGATATAGTCCTGTTAAATACGTCTTTAGTTGAATCCTGACCTTTAATACCTTGACGACAGTAAGAGACAAAGAAACTAGAATAGTTAATTAAGTCTTTAGCTGAGTCTTCAAGGGACTCAAAGTTAGGATCGTAATCGTCCGACTGCATCGCTTCCATAACTGATTTCATACGTAGCATTTTTGCATGCATGATATCATGTATAGTTGTGATTCCGTTAGGATAGTAGTCGGCTTGCTGAACAGTCGAGTTTGGATTTTGATAATCTCTCGACTTTTTCAATTGTAGGTCAACGCACTCTTGCAGTACATCAACCGAAACTGGGTTAACCTGTTTGGTCATAGCTTGCTCCATAATAAAAATATATTATAACACATCTAAATGTGTTTGTCAACCCTTTTTTAAACAACTTTAGGTGGGATTGGTGCTGCGAAAGACTTCTGAATGTTTGCTAGCTTGTCTTCTGCTTCTGCTAATTTAGCTAGTTCACCGTCGATTGTTTCAACAGTACCTGGATGTTCTGCCACACCAACGTGTGATTCTAATAGAACTTCAATGTTAACTTTTGCTTCTGCAATAGCTGCGTTGTACCTAGCGATTAAAGCTGCTAGGATATTTTCTCTCAAATTTTTCATAATATAATCTCCTATAAGTCTGAGAATTTACCATGGTTACCTTCGTGAGAGGGTGGATACCATGATTCTGGTTTAACGAGGTCTGGCACACCGAGTGGATTTGGTCTGCTTGGTTTTTCACCAACCTCTTTGTTCATATTTGCTTTGAGTACTTCGTCCCAAGCTTTGTAAGGATCGACACCGTAAGCATCAAGCGTACCAATAGCCACAACACATAGATCAATTAAACCATCTACGATTTCTTCTGGATCATTTTCTGCTACAGCTTTACGTGTTTCTCCTAGTTCTTCTTCTAAAAATTTAATTCTAAAATCTAAGAACTCTTTAAGTTTTTCAGGATTAGCTTGAACCCATTGTCTTGTTAAATACTTACCTTGCATAAGGTGAATATCTTCTACCCAATTTTTACTCATTTGGATATCCTTGTGAAATATACACACCGATAGAACCAATTTGTCCTTCGGTTAAGTTTTGAGCTGTTCCCCACATCAACATAGATTGAGGACCAACTTGTTCTTTTGCTTTATATTTTAATAACTTACCAATAATATCATCAGCGGACTGTCCTTGTAGTTTAGGACCGATGCCACCTTGTCCTTGTGGTCCATGACAGGCAGCACAAGTATTCATAGTTGGTCTGATATCAGCAAAACGATCTTCAGCCATTGCGACTGATGTCATTCCTAATAGAGCAGTTGTTAATAAAACGTTCTTCATAGCTTCTCCTTTAACTCCGTGTATCCACCGATGTTTTCACCTTCCATTGTTATTTGTGGGAAAGTCCTTGCACCAGGGAACATTTTAAAAAATTCGTCTTGCAAGTAATCTAGACCAAGGCTTAAGTATTCGTACTCTAAGCCTTTCTGTTCACATAACTGCTTAGCCATATTACAATAGCCACAATTATCTTTTCCGTATATCTTTATCATATTAACTTAAGTCCACCACTTTCAGGCATAGCAATACCTGTGGTTGCTTCAATTACTTGCTTCTTAAGCTCATCTGCAGGTTCAGTAACAAACATAACATGTTGTTCACCAATTGCGATGGGCACTCTTTTTGCATAAGGTACGAAAGGAACCATTCCAATTTTACCTTCACCTGCCGGCACTAGTAAGATTCCATCCGTTAAGGTATAGAATCCTTTGTCGTAAACGACTTTAGCTACAACTTCTTCACCAGTTGATAGCCTTACGATTTGTATATCAGTCATACTTTTCTCCATTTGTGGGTTATATTATAACACATTTGAATCCATTTGTCAACCGAAAAATGAGTCAAGTGTATCTTGTTTTTCTGCAGTCCAGCCAAGTGGTGAAATAATGTTTTCAATAGGGCTTAGGAATACTTTGTTAAATTGTGTTTCGTAGTCAATGTATTGCTCTAGTCCAAGCTCTTTGGGTAAGAAGTTTGGAAATGAGATCACATTTTCTTTGATAGGGTTTGGTACTTTAAGATAAACGAATTTGATCTTGTCACCACCTTGAATAGGTTCGTATCGTTTAGTAAGATTACTTTCTTTCAGATAGTGGTTAAATAAGATACAGCCACGTACGTGTATGGGACAACCTTTATTATAAAGATTAGTTCTGTTTTGATATTTAGAAATACTATCAGTACCAGAGTTTTTAGCAACGTCTTGCGCTGGCATCTTAAAGAACTCTTGTTTAAAGTTACCAATAAACTGTTGTGTCTGCTCTTCACCTTCGTTTAGAATCACACTGAAGATCTCACGCATTTTATCACGGCAGACTTCAGGTGTGCTTGATCGTACAGACTCTAGTCCTGTTACACTGATCTTTGGCTTTTCGTAATGAACACCTTCTGAGTTGAGAGTATTCAGTATGTAACGTTTCTTAGCAATAAAGATTGCTCGATCGTTAATCTTCTCTCGTTTCATTACCATGGCATTACGATAGGCACCCATGTCAGATGCAAGTTGTTCGTAACCATCTTCGATGATTTGTTCGATCTTAGTCTTGCAGACTTTATCTAGGAACTCTTCTCCTGTCTTACGATCAATGTCTGTAGTACCATAGACCTTTTCAATCAGTGAAGCGAAGTCAACATAGATTGAGTCAGTGTCAATATAGATGATATAGTCATGGTCTTTTGTTTTGAGTACCTTGTTGAGATATTCGTTAACAGACTTTTGAGCATATCGAATAGAGAGTTGACCAGACGTTGTAATAGCTTCTGCCATTTCTCCAATATAATATAAGAAGTAGATGTTTGCTGTAGCTCCGTAGAGTGAGTTCATCGAAATCTTAATAGACATTTGAGAATTGTGTAATTGGTTAGCTTCTGTCTTGAGCTTACGCTTTTCAGTTGGGTCTGTTTCAACCTCAAGTTGTTGTTCAACCGCAAGCATCTGCTTTTTGATAAGAGCACGTTCGTCGTAGTACTCTTGAATGATGCCTGGGATAATACCAACTTTTTCATTACTGAAACATACACCATTAGCACCAACCGACATACCATTATTGTTTTTGAACTTACCATCAAGTACCATGTCTTGAGTTACATACTCACGTTCATCTGGCATATAAGTTTCAGGTGACATGTTGTATTGTAACATTAAGTGAGGATACAGTGAGTTCAAGTCAAACGATACAACCC